CTTATTCTGCCGTTTTAAAGCAGAAAGAACATGAAATTACGGGGGATAGGCATGACATAATTAGTCGTCAGCTATCCCCCCCCGTTGGTAGGAGTGGTCCTCCCTTCGTCATTAAATTTGATGACGATGCAGTGGTGAATGCGTTAAAGTGTGTCTCTGAAATTTTGACATTCTATGGGTTTAAATCGGACCCTAGAGACTACTTTGGCTTGGGAAAGAAAACATATGATAAGTTTAGGACGATTCAGGGAAGGGGAAAAAGCCTCTTCAGGTACCTGAAGTGTAAACTTCCTACAGTGTTTTCTTGGGGCATGGATCAGACGTTGCCTGATACCTCAAAGTTTGATTGGATAGATAAGAAGCCTTTTTACTTCTTAACTGGACGTGCACATCGATTCTTACGAATGATGAAGTCAAGACCAGTGAAAGAGAAAGCCTCTTTCTTTTTATCTTTCCTCTATATGAAGAAGGGTCTAGCAAGACCCGATCAAACTCTTTTAGACGAAGCGATTCTCGAAACTTTTGACGATTTGACAAAGGTCAGGTCAATACAGTTTCCCTCTCAGTTAGAGATTCTAACTGAGCAGGTTCGAAGAACGGTTCGTGAGGTATACAAGGGCGAGGTGTGGATAAATAAGAATGTATTATCCCTCCCCTCAACGAATGCACATTTTGGTTGGACGCGTGGCAAGGCAGGAGCATTAGGAGCTCTTACTGCTGCAGGTCTACTTTCGGGCGGTCAAGACTTAATATCTTACCGAAGTTTCTGTCCGAAAGTGATACGGCGAGTAGAATTGAATTCTCGCCCTATCCCAACTGTGTGTGTCTGGTCCGAAGAATGTATCCAACCTTCCGTTCCTATAGTTATCCTCCCCCTCTGGGTAGACGGGGAGAGACGGAAGTTATTTGCGCGCGTCCTAGAATTGGCCATGAATGAAGCTCCAAAAGTCGTTCCTGTTGCCTTGCCAGAACCTTTAAAGGTAAGGGTGATCTCTAAGGGTCCTCCGATGACTTATGCAGTAATGCGTAGTCTTCAGAAGACTCTCTGGGAGAGCCTGGGCAAGTATAAACAGTTTGTTACGAATCGGAGCCTTAGTTGGCTGGATCTAGGAATGGTTAATAAACACGTATCCGAATATTGGATATCAGGCGATTACAAAGCTGCTACAAATGAGCTCAATCCTGTTCTGTGTCGGGCGGCGGTAGATGAAATCTCAAAGGTTTTAAACCTTTCTGGAGATATCACAACGCTGTTCCACAGATCCATGACTGATCATTTAATAACGCTACCTGAGGGTGATGCATTTAGTAAGCATCCCTCTTATGGTTTAGCGCTACCCCAGAAATGGGGGCAGTTGATGGGATCGCCGGTTTCCTTTCCGGTTTTGTGTTTAGTTAACGCTGCTCTGACCAGATTTTCAATTGAGCAAGGTCAGACGTCTTTAGAGGGACTGGCCCTTGAGGACACCCGTATGTTAATTAATGGGGATGATGTCGTTTTTGTTGGCGACACAACCGATTATAACAGATGGAAGTTTTATACTTCCGTGGGTGGACTCTCGGAGTCGGTGGGAAAGACGTACGTTTCAAAGGAGTTCTTGATGATGAATTCGGAATTATATTTTCCCGAGAATGAGCAGACGGAGGTCCCAGGGAAGGGAATCTTCGTTGTTCATCCAGACGGGGAATCGAATTATCATAGAATTTGGTACTCCCGCACGCCGTATTATAATTTGGCGTTATTGCAGGGATTGAAACGTAGCGGGTACGGTGATGAGAGAGATTTGGAGGAGAGCGACGACGGTGCCAGTGTGGGTGCCAGGTGTCGAACCATGCTGGAGGGCTTTGGGAAAGAAGACTGCGAATATTTGATTGGGCGATTTCTCGCTCATAATCGTAGTTCTCTTCCTAAGCGTGCTCCGTGGTTCATACCTGAGTGCCTTGGTGGTGTCGGTATTCCAAGTTATGGAAAGTTTGCTCCTACTTATCTCGATCGTGCCGTTGCTGGTGCGCAGATAATGGGTTGGATAGAGTTTTGCCCTACGATTAAGGTGAAGGTACGTGGAATGGCGTTGCAATCAACGCGTCTTTTCCGTGATCTTAATCGAGTTTCCCGAGAGCGGTTTGGAGTTTCGGATGTTAGTTACTCAGCAGAGCGACTAACCGACTACGAGTTGTGGGAACAATTACTCACTGGATATTTTGATGCTCAACGTAAAGAGCGTACCTTGGAATTTTCCGAGGGTTTACAAAAGGACCAGTGGGCGAGAGTTGACAACTATTGGAGTCGGAACACAGAAGAGAGATCTCTTTTCTGTGCCGAAGCGTACGAGGAGGGTTTTGTACGACCGCAGGCATTCACGCGAGCTCTGGTGGTGGAGAGCTGGGGCACCTAGTGCTATGGTACAGTCCGAGGAATATCTAATACATTGCTGTTACAGTCAATGTTACGATAGCCTACTGTATATTCCGAAGGGCGGAGTCGATTGGCTGACGAAGAGAAAACTTCGTTGTTATTGCCATATATCGGTCTTCCCGGGCAGCGTATGCTGAATTGAATATAAGTAGGGGGTATCCTCTAGAACCTGTTCTGTGCTAG